ATTATATGTATGTGTAGCAATATAATTACGGCAAATAAAAAAAGGGCAAGGTAATATACCCTGCCCTTCTTTTTTACAACGTTATTGTGTTATAGCCTTCTGCCTTGAGTTTCTTTTTGAGTTCGTCAAAAGTGATCGTCTTGGCAGCAACGAGTTCTTTATAAGCGATATTCAAAGTTGAAAGGATGCCCTTTGCAATAGCAACACCCATCGCTTTCGTCTCTGCTTCGGTGTCGATTATTGCAATGTCCTTCTTGTTGTCGATGAAAGCACATTCAACGATAACGGCAGGGGCAACGGTTTCACGAATGAACACATAGGAGTCCTTGCCCTGATTGTTCACTTTCGTTTTCGCACCTCTGCTGTTCTGACCGAGCTTGACGATTTCGGCAAGAATATTCTCTGCGAGGATTTTGCCCTTGCCACCGCCGTGATGATGGAATGCTTCAGCTCCATCGCCGCCACCTGCATTGATGTGAATATCAACCGCGAGTTCGGGCGCAAAAGCATTACACTCCTTAACCGCTTCGGTTGCGGGATCGTTTTCGTCTTTTGTGCGGCTCATCAAAGTATTTACGCCGTGCCTGATAAGTTCTTCATTGCAAGAGAGAGCAATAGCAAGCGTTAAATCCTTTTCCTTAAATCCGTTCGCAACAGCACCGGGATCGCCGCCACCGTGTCCTACACCGATAAACACTTTCTTTGCCATACTTACTCATCACCTTTCATTTTGCTGACCGCTTTGTTGCCTAACAAATAGGTGGATATAACAGCCATAACCACCGAAATGGTTGCAATGGTTTTATCCGCATAAGGTATGTTCCATATCGGATTCAAACCAACAAGCAACGCATTTGTGATTGTTAAGCCGTTCAATACGTATTTTGACACCTTTTTGATTTTTTCTGCCATCTTGGATACTCCTTTCACGGTATAATTTCCCAAGTTTGTACTTCTTTGTAGATTTTGTCGATAAACGAATTGCCTTTCAAAGCCTTGTATGCTTCGTAAAGCATTACAAAGTTTTCGTATTCATATTGGCGAATGGTTTGACTTTCACGGTGGCGGTAATAAATGCGGAGCATTTCGCTACGCAACTGACATTTCGTGCCGGTTGATATTTTGCGAATGCTCACAATTACGGGAATTATCACACCCAAAAGAACGCCAATTTCAGCAATTAGCGTTGTGACGGTTGTTAACGTATTCATCTTTGCTTACCTCGTCATTCTCCCTCTGTGATTTCTTCCACGCTGATGCTTCCCAAAGAATGCCAATAGAACCCACCGTCATCACCTTGCCACCATTCGCCGTATGCATACACGCCATACACCTTGTATTTGGTTGTAGAACCTAAATCATACACCTTGAATGTCATCAAAAGTGCTTTCGATGTTGTATCGTCCATATTCACAGCTTCCGTTGCAGGTGCTTCAATATGAACCTTTCCGTCTCCGATCTCAACACTACTGTTTGTAACTTTGCTCTTGATTTTAGCGTTGGTTGCTTCCAATGTGCCATCGGGAGATAGTTTGAAATTGGTGCTTTCAACCGAAAGGCGGTTGGCTCTCAAATTGAGAACATCAACCGCCTCGTTAATCATCTTGACAACTTGGGCATTGTCTTTCTTGTCAACCTTCGATGCTGCCGCATTTGCCGCTTCGGTTGCGGATTTTTGAGCATTTACAGCAGCTTTTTGGGAATCGGAAGCACTTTGCTTTGCTTCTGTAAAATTTTTGCTGAATTTGTATTTGCGTTCCAAAGCGGCAGGGGTTCTTACCCCCTGCCGATCCTGCTTCTTCATAACTTATCCCCCTTTACCATTCAATCGTACCGTCTGCTTTCACCGTGAAACCTAACTCTTTCAAGATGGTTTCCATTTCTTTATAGGAAATGTCCTCACGGCTATTCAGATAGTCGATAATTTCGTAATTGTAGGTATCATCTGCATTGTACTCGCTCTTGAACAGAATAAGCTTTTCGCCGTAGTCGGCATCAAGGTTGTTGATGTATTCTAAAACCTTTTCTTTTCGGCTACCGCTAATGGACTTTCCGTTCTCGTCCTTGTCTGCTTTGATATCGTACAATTCGCTTGAATAGGTCTTGTAGGCATCATAGCCACCAACGGATTTTGCAACCAAGTATTTTTCGGGATGTTCATAAGCGAAGTCATATTCGGTCTTGTTGCTCCAATATTCAGAAGGATCAATACCGAGTCCGCTTGTTACTTCTTCCTGTTTTTCAAGCCGCTTGTCGGTGATTTTCTGCCATTCTCCGTCCTCGTCCTTTTTGAAGTAACGGTCACCTATCGATGCATACTCGCCGTTGATATTCACATTGCCATAAGTGTTCAAGCTGTTTTTAGCAAGATCATTTATCTGCTTTTGAATATCACGAACCGCCGCGTATTTTTCATCGTCTGCAAGGTTGCTGTTTTGGAGTTCGCGTTTTTGTTTATACAGCTCACCCAAGTCAGCATTTACAGAATTGATGTACTTGTGCTTCAACACGTCCTCGTCCGTAGCATAGCTGCTATTCGCGTTGACCTTCAGCTTGTCAACCGTTTCGTAGAAGTCAGAAACATTCTGATTGTTCATAACGCTGTCGGTTGTGAATTTATCCTTCAAAGGAGCAATTATGTTACCAAGCAAGGAGTTATCTCCGCTTTCGGCTTCGGGAGTCATCATCGGCAACACCACATCGCCTAAACCACCGCTATATTGATTGAGCAGATAGTTTATCTTATACGGGCTGTAATCCAATGTCTCACCCAACCATTTACTCAAGGCATCCGTGCTTTCGTCAAACTGTTCGCTTGCCGGAAGGTCTTGCAATCTTGTAGGAACAAGGTCTTCGCCGTACCAAGTCTCGTTGTTTATAACCTGCATAATCGGCGCGAGAATGTTGTTATTGATAGGATTGTTGGGCGCAACGTTGTTTAATGCCAATTCAATGACATTTGCAAAATCCGCTTCGTCATCGCCTGTAAGCGCATTGCTTACTTGTTCAATCGCATCTTGAATAACAGCGACCATTCTACCTTTAGGGATTCTGACAAAATTTCCGTCTCCGTACTTTGCAACTACATAGTAATTGTCCTTTACATATTCGGAAAGTTCTTCGTAATCTTCGTCATCTTCCCATACAAGATTATTGAGCAGCAACGCGGGGAGTCCGGCAACGGCAAATTTGGTTGCAAGACCTAACCATCCCTTGATACCGTTTGCTTTGGCTTCTCTTACATTCCTTACCTGCTGCATAGCACCCTGTACAGATGCGTTCAAGAATGTTGCACCGTTTCTGTTAAGAAACTTTGTAAAGTCACCGCCCGCTTTAAAGTTTGTGGTAACTCTTGCAGCATCCAACATAGCAACTTCAACGCTCGCTCCGGCTTCTCTGCTTGCGATGTATTCTGCAAGTCGAGGAGTCATCTCGATAAAGTTATTGATTTTGCTTATAGTGCTGAAAGGCGGGAGATCTAATATCTTCGCAATACCCTTGTTCTCTGTCTTAAAGGTGTTAGTCTCGTTGTCGAAATAGGTGTTTTGTTCGCCACCGTTTTCCATATACTCTTTATACCAATAGCCTTTTTTGAACATCTGTGCATAGGCTTCGGGTATCTTTGCATATGTTTTCGCGGCGTGTTGCGAGTTAAGCAATACGTCTTGAATATCCTTGACAGCATTGGTGAGCATAAATACGGGATTGTACTCTGTCAAAAGCCCTCTGTGGAAATTGCTTGCAACATTCAACGGCTTAATCGTCTTGCTCAACAATGAGCTATCGCTCAAAGGCTTCATAGCATCGTACATATCTTTAGTAATTTCAAAGGTTACTCGTTCACCGTTTTCAAATACCGTGAATGTAGGATTCTTGCCATTCTTGCCGTCTTGGAGCAATCCGTCCTGTGCATCGATGCTGTCAAACACTTCGTCAAGGTTTGTTGCTGTGTTTTCGACAGTAGTGCCAAGTGTGTTCTTTAACTCTATGCCGAAACTGTTCTTCGCAATTGCCTTGTATGTCTGTGACGTTCTCTGCGCGATTGTGTCGAACAAAGGCAGAATATCACTATTGCCGCCCGTTGCAGCTTTGATAGGCGCGTTTACGCCCGTTCTGCCCGTGTCAAGCGGAACATTGATATCAAGACCGGTCTCGCCACTTCTTCGGATCGGAACATAATGCGGATACATATCCGACCACAAATCAGCGGTTTCTTGCGAGATGACACCGTTATCGACCAACAGCTTACGCAAGTGATTCATATAATCATATACGTCTTGTGCATAGCGTTTGAATTCAGGCTGTGCAAATTCGTACTGATTTACTATTTCTTGCGATGCTTCTGCCGTTACAGAATCTCCGAATACGGGCTTGTTCTTCGTGTCTGCGTACCGTTCTTCCAATTTCATTCTATCAACATTATGTTTGTGATACATATATTCATAGAATTGCTTTGTCTGTTTGGTATTGCCCACTTCCTCGCGGATAGCGTTCAAGGATTTAACACCCTCTGCACCTTCACCCATTAACCGTTGCGCTCTCGCATCAGAGTAAAGTGTATAATTCCATTTACCCATCAGTTTGCGGTTTTTGGTTTTCAGCGACAAATCTTCAAATACAGCACCTTTGTCAAGAACATTCGCCTTGAAGATAGCCCATTTTCTTTGATTGCGTTCGGACTCTGTGGTAGGTTCGGTATCCAAGACCTGCGCTATCTGACTCTGTTCTGTATCGCCCTTGACTTTATCTGCCCTTGCCATCTTGTTTTTAGCCCATTGTTTTTCCAATGTGTCTAATTTTTCAGGCTTTGGCTTGATTGCTTCGTACTCTGCTGTCGGCGCGATATCGTCTTCAACAGGCGGCGCATAATCGTCAGCGTGTTCCCAAAAATACTTGTAGGCTTCTTCGGAATACTCGGTGATTTCCTTTTCTTTTAACAGATTGATATAGTCCTGGTTAGCAGGAATTTCATACCCTTCTATGGTTTGAAAGCCCTTCATAAGACGATCGTTTAACAGAAATTCAATACGTTTAGAACAAGCATTATTTTCTGCGCCGTGATCCTCGATTATTGCATTTAAACCTTTTTCAATCTGATCATAGGTGTACCCCAACGAATCTAACAAATAAGCGATGTCTTTTGTTGTGTATCGGCTTGTGCCACCATAACCGCCTTCGTAGGTATACCATCTTTCGCCTTTTACTGTGTATCGGAGGTCGCTCAACAAATCCAATGCTGCTTCTTGAAAAAACGGCTTTACTTCGGGATTTTCATACATATAGGCTTTAACTTTCCTATTGCCTACATCAGCGATATCCCTGTCATCAAACGGATTTTCAGGCGGCAGTATTTTCGCGCTATACTGCGATTCTTTTTCAAGCGGTGCATCTTCATCGTTCAAGCTATTAAGTCTTGCCCTTGTTTCCGCTTTTTCTTCCGCTTCCATTTGCCGGATTTGGTTGCTTAATGCGTTATGCCTTTCCATCGCCGCTGTAAGAGGTGCAGCATCGTTCGTTTCTTTTACAACGGGTACAATCTCTTCGCGTATTTGCGTTTCAAGTTTTTCTAACTCGTTGCGTAGCGTATACGAATTAGTTTCGCTCGGCATAGGTGCGATGTCATCAACTGTTTCCATTTCGGAAACAGTTTCTTGAATAGGCGCAATGTCTTGTGCAGTTTCAAGCGCGATGTCCTTGCCGTAGACATTGTAGTTGCCGTATTTTTTAGGCGTTTCACCTTCTTTTGTAAGAGAATAGCTGCCTGAATTTTTGGGTTTTTCTCCGTTGTCAAACCATTCTCGAATATCATTCAGTACAGTTGTATAATGCGTGCCGTAAGGATATTCAACGCTGACAACCGTATTGCCGTTGAGATCGTCTATATCAAGCATTACTTCTCCACGATAACGGGAAATGTAGTTTGATAATGCTCGTTCCTGCGCTTCGGTGGGCTTCACGGAAAGATTGATACCGTTACATTCGGGAATAATACGGATATTTCCTTCGCTCATAAACTGAACAAGAGAACCGCTATAATCACCGCCGCCGTAGTCATAGCCCAACGCTTCGGTAATATCCCGATGGTCAACCGTTCTATATCCGCCGGGTGCGCCATCGTGTTTTCCCGACAAGTCAAGCCTTGTTCCGTCTAACAACAAATAACCTGTTTCAGCCCAACTGTACGTTTTGCCGAAATGTTCAAGTACCGCCTTATTGTGTGCTTTCTTTTCCTCTGCCGTGTACTCACTTAAGGAATAGCGGATATCTGGATCAGATGTAGGCGTTTTGTTGTCTGCGTTTTTCACTTGTTCGGGGCTAAAGATTACATAGGATTTCCCTCTGTACGTAACATCTTCGCCATAACCGCCAACCGCGCCCTCGTCAAGCACCAAGCCGTCATAGTCATAGCCATTGTCAACAAGGAAGTCCCTTAAATCCTCGCCTTCCGTCCAATCAATAGAGCGTATTTTCGCATATTCCGCATCGGACAAATAGGGATTGATACCAACGGCATTACCACCTTTGATATAATCGTTGATGTAGATTTTTCTTGCTTCTGCATCGTTGATATCAAAAGGCTTTTTAATGTCAAGATATACTTCGTAGGTTTTGGGATCGGTAGCAACCTTGCCCGTGCTGATACTACTTGCGCCGGGGTTTTGGTACAGGTCTGCGTACCACTTGTTTTCTGTGAAGTATGTACCATCCTTAAACACCGTAAACTTTCCGCTTGGCGTTCCGTGATACATCACTTTCAAATTGCCGTTTTCATCGACAACCTTGCTTTGGCTGAAGTATTTCCTCTGTTCTTTTGAAAGCTCTCTGCCCTCGGTATCACTCAAAGAGTATCGAATATCAGGATCAGATGTAGGTTTCAAATTGTCAATATTCTTAATCTGTTCGGGTTCAAACGCGATATATACTTGGTGCTTAACACCGTCTGCGTTGACTCTACCACCACCGATGTGAGTAATTCCGTCATAGCCCATACTCTGAAGAACATCCATAGCGGCATCTTTTGCTTCCCATTGAGGATATTGTTCGTCAACGAAAACTTCTTTCATTGCTCTGAAACAATCCTCGTTTGTAACACAATTAGAGTAATCTGCATCGGAGAAAGCATTTTTCCAAGCATCTACATCAGCTTTTGCATCCATATCAATAGGATTTGTGATGTTCAAGTATGATTCATATACTTGCTTATTGTTTCCTCTGCCTTTTTCGGTATAAGACTCTGCAATGTCCTTGTTATCGGTAAAGTATGTACCTGCACCAAACAAGCCAAACCTTGATTCACCAAAGGTATCAAATACAGTATGACCGCCCTTTGATGTGCCGTGATACATAACCTTAAGGTTACCGTTCTCGTCACGCACCTTGCTGTCTTTGAAATACTCTTGCTGTCCTTCGGAAAGTTTATTGCCGTTGGAATCGCTTAAAGAGTAATAAACGCTACTTGAAGCATTATTTACTTTTGGAATTTGACCTGTTCTATAATAACGCTCGATATCATAAATAATATCTTTTGCTTCATAGTCATATACACTATATTCCAAAGAGCCGACATTGTTGCCGTCAACATCAGTTATATCAACATTGATATATTTCTTTGTTCTGAACGTGTGGTTGATGAAGTCTTTTATCGTTTTATATTGGGCATTCGTAATAGGCGTAGTCGAGCTTATTTCAATGCCGGGAGCAGATGCCTTGATTCGCACATTTCCCTCTGCGATGAATCGGTTGATAGCCTTGTGACCTGTTATGTCTGTATCACCGAATACTTGCTCGATTTGACGGTGCTGAACATCTCGCAATCCCTTTTGAGTCAGCTTCACCATTTCGCCGTTTGCCAAAGCAAAGCCCGCTTCCGTAAAATCGGTGGTGGTGCCGAATGTTTCAACCGCCTTTGCACGATGCTCGTTTACTTCAGCTTCGTTTAAGGTAAGGGAATACTTGGTATCGGTCTTTGTGTCCTTTACGTTTTCCCTATACGCCTTGTCGAACGCTCTCTTGACCTTTTCAAGCTGCCTTGCTTCCGTACTTCCCGCTGTAGCGACCTTCCACAAATACTTGATTTCATCGTATATCTTTTGGAATACATTTCTGTTCTTCGTAGAAAGATGTGTGATAAATTCACTATCCGTAAAGAGATAGTCGCCTACCAAGTCAGCAGTAAGTTCCGCTTCGGCATCTGCATCCTTAACACCCTCGTACAGTTTCTTCAAGGCATCCAATCTCGTCTTGTATTCATTCTTGGATGTTGCGTATTCCTTCAAGGTGTTTTGCAGTTCGGTGTAAAGCTCCGTTCCCTCAAGAACGTGTGTGATTTCGTGACCGACTACGGAATTAAGCGATTTGGTCGATTCGATATTAAGGGTAACTCCGTCCTTTGTGACGTAACCATTAACGAATTTGCCATCAACCGCAAAGCCCGATTCCTTCAGCTTCTCGTTGTTTGTGAAATCAAAGAGAACACCCTTTTCTGCCGATATCTTTGCAACCATATCAACAAAATCGTGTGTTCTTCTTGTATCGTTCAGTATTCCGCTATCTATAGCCTTTTGGATCGTCTCTTGCTGTTTCGCATCGTACTGCGACACATCAGCTTCAAACGCTTTTCCTCTTCTCGCTTTTTCGTTATAGCTTTCAAGTAAGAAATCGTCTGTCTGTATTTTGCCGTTGTTATCCCTTGTCAAAGACTTCTGCACTTCTTCGGATAACTGTGTCCGTAGCTGTGCGCTCTTGGAATTGTCTTTGATGTCCTTTGCCATCCCCTGCAGTTCGGCATATCTCGCTTGCTCTGCAAGTGTGGCATTTTGCTTCTTACCCAATTCCTCGTATTCCTTAAGAATGGAATCTTCGTTGGATAAGGCATCTTGATAGGATTTAAAGGTTTCACCACCAAGCGCACTTTCGATAGTGTCGGTGGAGATGTAGCCCCTCTTCAGATCCTCAAGAACCTGTGATTCGATTTTGCTCTTCTGTTTCTTGGTAACGGTCTCGCCGTTTTGCTCTGCAATGGCAACACGGTTTGCGACTTCCGTATCGACAACGGTCTGTTCGTTCGCAGTAAGTCCCGTGATATAGTCTCTGCCCGATTTAACAGACTTGGGTAAATGGACACTCGACATTACGCCACCGGCTAACGAACCCATTACAAACTGTTCAAGAAGATTCTGATCATCAATAAGCTTCTCTAAATCTTCTTCGGTCTTAATCGTACCCTTTTGGGCAAGTGCAGTTAAATAACCTGCGGCAAGTTCTTCTACGCCTTCCGCTGCACCTTTAACACCCATTTGTATTGAATTCTTCAACAATACGTTGCTGATGTTTTTGGTGAGCGATTTTGCCAATGCATCGTCAACCGCTAACAGACCTTTGCCTAAACCTAACGCGCCGAAACCTTTGCCTAAACCACCGAACATCAATTCTGTTCCGGCATCGATACCGCCCTTGAATGCGCCGTATTTCCACGCGAGTTCATCAGAAGCATCGCTTTGGTACGCTTCGCCTATACCGCTACCGAAAGAAGATGCAAACGTAGTGCCTGTTGTAAGGGCTGAAACACCCAACGAGGAAAGACCTGCAGCCGCACCTAAACCGCCTGTACCGACAAGACCGCCGACTTGTCCCAATACTTCCGCAAAGGTACGCGCCTTATCTCCCAAGAGAGAGTCATCGAAAGTCACATCACCCAATGCTTCGTTAACCGCTTGATAGTTTGCAGCATCTTTTAATGTTTCTGCTGCTCCGTCCCAACCGACTAAATCTGCGCCTTCGCCTAACAAGTAAGTGAATAAGTCAACTACACCTTCACCGAAATTGCCGAGACCTCTTACGCCCGAAACTGCCGCATCGGCTGTTGTAGCGAGAACCGACTTGGTGACATCGCCAAACTGATAGCCGTCATCAAACGCACCTGCTGAAAATACCGTTGACTTTTCAGGAGTAACTATTTTCTTTGCGTTTGCTAACTGTGTTTCGAGACTTTTTCCTAACTCGGTAGGATTCATATCGCCGCGCAAGAGAACAGGAAATAGGTCGCGGTCATTTTCTTGCTGCCATCGTTTTAAATCCCCATAAGTAGGGACATTAACGGTGCTTTTGATCTCGTCTTCCGCTTCCAACCGTTTTGTTCTTGCATCGTTATATTCCTCGGAAAAGGATTTCTTCGAAGTGCTTTTTTGGCTTTCTTCAGCTTCTTTCAAACGCTTTTTGCGTAGCTTTTCATATTCGCTACTGAAGCTCATAGTTTCACCTCATTCCGTTCTTATTTCAAACCAAACTTCTGCCTGATTGATTTGGGAAGATTGTCCTTTGTCAATATAGATTTGCTGCTGTTTTTCTTTGTGCTTGTTTTCGCTGTCTTTCTGCGGAATTTGCGTTCTCCATTTTCCACATACTCTTCGACAACACCCTGTGCTACCAACTGATTTAGCCTTGAAGCACTAATCGGTCCGTATCCCAACGCCGTAACAGAAGCCATATTGATAGGAATAGTTCCGTCATTTTTGTTAGATGAAACGCTCGTGTTCCTCTTGTTTTGAATGTAAGAGTAAGCTTCTTTTGCACTTTTCGGCTTTGAGCTACTGCCCTTGCTAATGCTACCCGAACCGCCGGAGCTACTTGCGCTATCCGAATGTAGTGCATTAAACTGTCTCTGCTGTTCTGCCAAGCTTGCGTTGTACTGTCTGATTTCCTCGGCAAGAGCGTTTTCGGTATTGATCTGCTTAAGCACATCTTGCCAACGGTTGTAGTATTCGGTTTCGAGCGCGGTCTTCTTGTTTGCTTTTTCCAAGATAAGCGTGTTCTTGTATTGGAATCCCTGCAACGAAAGCTCAAGCTGTTTCTGTAGTGCTTCAGCCGCAATTTCGGCAAGCACGGAATTGTTCTGTAACCTTGCTTCTGTGATAGCGTTATTGTAGTTAAGTACCGCTTTATTGAAGGCTTCTCGCGCGGCAGTAACACGGTTTTGGTGTGTGTTGTACATACTGACCTGCGAGCTTTCGCTATATCCCGTGTTAGCCAAGCCCGCAGCAGCCGTTTTTTCGGCATTTACACCGTATTCGTTACTCTGCTTCTGCCAATCTACATATGCACCGCTTTGTTCTTTGGTGTAATCCTTCTGCGCTTGCTGTTTTTCTTGCTCGATTTTGTCTATAGCGAAATCAGACTTTTCCTGTTGAAGTTGGGCTTGTTTCTCTGCCCATTCCTTCGATGCATCTATCTGATCTTGATAGAATTTTTCCGACTCGCTTATCATACCGCCGTAGGTCTTTTCAACCTCGTTAAGAGCCACAGCCTTATCGGACTCTACTTGTTTGAATCGCTTATCGTTGTAATTGATATCGTAATTTGTAGCCATATATTCACATCCTTTGAACATTAAAAGCTTTGAATGTTAAAAGCACCACCCCCGAAGGGGTGATGCTTTTTTAATTAAATATCCGTGGTTTCGATAAGATCGCCTTCGGTGTAGGTTCTGCCGCTATTTATGGGATCGATAGCATCGGAATAGGCTACACCGTCACGGACAACGTAGCGGTTTTCATCGCTGTAGGTGTGTTGGTATTCTTTGCCGTTTATTGTTACTGTTTCAACGATTAGGTACAGAAGCCGAAGCACGTAGAACAGGTATTGGTGCACATTTGTCCATCATATGCAGCTCCGTTTGTAGTCACATTATAAAAATTGTTGCTTATACCGTTGAACGCACCTTTAACCGCGGTACGCAACCACCACAATGTCGTTTGACCATACATATTTATCTTTATTTTGTTATTGCCGTAGGAAAAGAAAGACGTGTACATTGCACCAGCGGTTTCATAACTGGTATCATTACCAAACACCTCTCGGGCAGAAGGTATCCATAATCGATCTGCGCTGACAACTTCTTCTATTTGATTATTGATGTTAACACTAATAGAAGTTTTTTTGACTTCCTTGATGTTGTTGCGCACATTCTCTTGAATCTGTTGCTCAATTGACTGTATATAAGTTCTCATATAACTCTTCGGCCATCCTCCATAAGAACCCGTTCCCTCAACCATAACATTATTGCCTGCCTCATCGGTTGTTTCTTGCCCCGTTTGTCGGTTCGCTTGGCATATAAGCCTGGCAGGGCGAAGTATCCACGTGATTGCAGCTTTACCGCTACCATCAGCAAGATCGTCTTTGTCAAATGCTACGATTTGCACAGGTATGTTCTGCGCGTATTCGCCATATGTTAATCCCTTATAGTTGCCGATTTTATACTTGGTTTTGTAAGTACCATCAGCTATGGATGCAAGAATGGTATCCCAATCATCCGCAATTTCAACATCTTCGGGTGCAACAGGTTCTTCGAATACTGCATAACAATCGGTATCGCCTGTGATAGCCACAGGAGAAGGATTCCAGCCTTCAAACGGATACTCTTCGGGATTGCTTACATCGGATTTTACAGGTGTGCTTCCTGTATATACCGCAGTACCGCCATACGGAACGTCGGGTACCGTCTGCAACAGAGTTGTACCGTTAAAGAAGCGGACGGTGTAGGTTCTTACCGTTGCGGTGAATGCGGCGTAAACGCTTCTATCGGTAGTAACGTTTTTAAGCGCATCTGCATCGGCAGCACCGCCGGGAGTTTTGCTCCAGCCTGCGAAAGTGTATTCGTACTGCGCTGTGCTTTCCTTTGCAGGAGTTTCACCAACGTATACGCCGTCTGTACCCATAGGAAGAACTTCGCTATAGAGCAATTCTGTGCCGTCTTCGTTGTAGTAGTACAGCGTGATAATAATCGCATCGTAGGTTATCTTTATCGTAGGATATCTGCTCTGCAGGGATTCAAGCTCTGCGCCTGTAATACGATTGAAATGGATCGTGCCGCTTAACTGCGGTTTATCGGTATTGTTGCCAAGCTCGTCCAAGCCGCGCATTTTATCGAGCCTATCGTAGAAGGCGTGAACGTCGGAAGCGGATTCTGCTTCGTAGTTGAAGCCTACGATACGGACACGGCTGTTTTCGGGTATCTGCGCGAGTATTATAAGCGGGTCGACAACGTTGCTGTTATTCTCCAAGCGCAGGGTTGTTACGTTTGTAAACGAAGGCACAACAAACTCGGTCAATGCGGTTTGGTTTTGCAGGATCAAGCTCGTTATGCTTGCAGGGAGGTGCAGCTTCTTCACGTTGCCGCCATTGGGAAGCGTTAAGCTTGTTATAGCGGTGCCGTCGAAATATGCTTCCTCCAAGCCTGTACAGCCCGAAACGTCTACCGCTTGGGTAAGCGAAGCGCAGTTTCGTAGATCGATAGACTTCATAAGCACGTTGTTGCCGAAGGTTATAGAGTTAAGGTTGTTATTAACGTAGCCCTCGGTTGCAGAGCCGACCTTTAAGGAGGTCAGGTGCGTTGCTTTAGAGATATCGAGAGTTTCGACCATAAGCGGCGAAAGATCGCCGATGCTTGTGAGCATATCTGCATCGTTAATACCGATAACAGGGTCTTCCGCGCCGCTTGCGCCCCATTCGAAAACGTAGGGCTGTCCGCGGAACATTCGCTTTTCCACCATTTCCGCGTTGTAATAGACGTGTCCGTACATATTAACGTAGGCGGTAAGGGTGATATCCGCTTTTGCGTGTGCGCGGATGGTTATGCGAGTTTCCATAGAGGTGCCGGTAACGTATTTGGAATCGAGATAGCGGAAGCGGTTATAAAGCCACCACTTGCGCTGCTGTTCCTTTTTGCCCTGAAGCATCGGGAGATAGAAGGCATCTTTCGCGTTTACAAGCGGTTCGATGCATTTTCTATAGCCGTCTTCGTTGTAGATTGCTTCGCTCCATTTGCTTTGGTGCGCTTCGAAGAGGTTGTTAACCACATCGTAGCTTATAAGCGGATCGCCTGTGCCGTCATTACGGACGGTGGTGCGAAGCCTTTTATATTCCGCGGTGATCTTATCGTAAAACGCGTTACGCAGGTTCACCCACAAAACAGAGCCTTGTCCGTTGAATACAGGATCGCCCGCTTCGGTGTAGTCGATATCCTCAAGGTAATAATCAAACGCGAGGTTACCTTTGTTATCGATACCAAGCGAGGAGTCGGCATCGTAGAAGAACATCAGCCATCTTCCCATATCCTCAAAGCGTGTCGGGAATGCGTTCTTTTCTCTTTGGTCGATACAAAGGAACAGTTCGGTGAACACGTAGTAGAATACCAATGCGTCCACGCTTGCGTGGTCGGCAAGCTCGTTTTTGAATTTTGCAAGGCGGTATTCCGCGCTGTCGGTGGTGTAATCCACTCCGTCATAAGTAACGGTGTTAGGAAGTGCTGCGTTGGTAGCCGCTTCGGTGTTGGTGGAAACGAGCCATTCGGAAAGCGCGGCGAGTTTTGTAGTATTAACGTTATCCTCGGGATAACGCGCTTCGAAATCGTTCTTCCAATCATCACCGGAGAAATCGGCGCTCTTCCAGCCTACGCGGTCGGTACCGTTTTGCAGGATCTCCCACGATTCATCGCCGTTTTCAAAGCCGAATACCTCTTCGGTGCCTTTATCGTTGTTGAAGTTGTATTTACCGATAAATTGTGCGCCGTTGCCGCTGTTCCAGAAGATAACGATAGGCTGACCGTCAATCGTCTGTCTTGCGCGCGGATCGGCTTCCTGCGGCGGTGTTTTTACCGGGCAGAGATCGTTGTAAAGCTGTGCAAGTACAACGTTGTTTGCGCCCTCGGAGGAAGCGACGTCTGCCTTGAAGGTGTAGGTATCGGTAGGTATAACGTTTTCGTTAAGCTGATAGGTAGCCGAGGAGGTACCGTTCGGCAAAACGAATCCGCCCTTGAATTTGATTTTGTAATTCTTTACGTAGTAATACTGCGAGGAAGTACCCTGCACGTCAATTTCGGCATTGTTGAAATTGAAGCTGTTTTTCGGGTTCACAGGATCTACGTAATAGCCGGAGCAGACTTTCTTATCGCCCTTGAACTGCGGCAGCACCTTCGATTCGAGAACCAAGTAGGGCAAATCCTTTTTATTGGTGCTTACGGTGATCTGTCCGTATTCGTCATAAACGTTATTGCGCTCGTAACGGTTCTTCAACGCGCTTGCGATCTTGGTATCAGCGATCCAGTTATCGAGGATCTGATAGCGCGTAAGATCGTTATCGTATACGCGGATATTATAGATATCGGTGGTACAATCGTTTGTGCCGATGGTGATATCCGCAGGGTTTGTCTGCGAGAAGTCATCTGCATCGGGATACTGCACCGAGCCGGACAGAATGCCGTTGATATAGCAGAGAAGAAGCTTATTTCCCGCGCGCTTTTCGACAACGAAGGAAAGTCGAACGTGTTCTTCTTCCTTGTACTGCGTGCCGATGGTGCTTTGCTCGGATTTAAGCGTTGCTCTTTGGGTGGTTACCTCCAAGCCTCTGCCGCCCGACATACAGCTTAAAAGAACTGCATCGTAGTTAAGCACGTCGCGCGTTGCAAATTCGATCTCAATCGTTTTGCCGCCTGTGCGGAAGTCATTTGCGAATATCTTATAAGGGATAGTCAGGCGCGCATCGCCCGCTACACGAAGCACGGTAACGCCTTCGTCATCGAGGTGCCAGCCGTCCGACACGAAATTGAAATTGTCAAACTGTGCAGAAACGCTTCTGTCTTCCCAGACACCGGGGTTATCCTCGTTGTTGCTTCTGCCGTAGCTTGTAAGGTAGAGCGAAAGGTCTTCGGTTTCGGCTTCCACCTGTATTTCACTTTCGGTGGATTTAAGCTCAAATGTTTTATGCACGTCTCCGCAGCTTATCTTTAAATTGATCGTGCCGATATCGGAAACGAAATAACTCCACTTCTGTTCGGTTCTGTCTACCGTTAAGGGAGTTGGTGCGCCCTCTCCTTCAGTAAGAGTTATCGTTGTGGTAAGGCTGTTCGGATCGTACACGCGGTAGGGGATCTGAACGGTATCGTACTGCTTTACGTTGTTGCTTCTGAACGAGCTTGCGATGATCGGGGTTGTTTTGCCCGCTTCGATGCAGATTATGTCATAAAACAGGCGGTTCGATTCAACGGTTTCGCCCTCTATCGTTGCGGTGCAGAACACCTCAAACGTGTGCGAGCCGTGATTCTGTGCAGGGATCGTGAAGCTTGCCTGTCTGCCCGATGTGGTAACGGTGCTTTCGCCGATTTTTGCGCCGTCAAGCCAAAATTCAACGAGCTTTTCAACGTTGCCGTTGGGCGTGTAGGTGAATCTGATACTGTCAGAATATGCAACGCCCTCATCGAACGTAGACGTTATGCTTAACGCAACAGCATTTACGCTGTAATTGATAGGACGTGCATTGCCGTATACGTCTGTAACAGTAACAAGCACGGTGTTGTTGCCCGCCTTTAAATATTCGCCTACATCAAAGCTAACATCGCCTTGCTCTATTTCGCGTGTAAACTTAACCGTGCCGTTTACACTCAAACTAACGATGCCGTTACCTGTCGCAATCTCATCTTGCAACGAACTCCAAGCGAAGGATACATAGCATTCTGCTCCTTCAGCTATTACTTTGGTTAGCCATCCCGCTGTGTTGGTTACGGTCATTTCGGCGTTGTTAAAGCTGCCGCCACCACCGCCGCCACCTTGCGGGATAATTACTCCGTCACCGAATATCTCGCCATCACGAGTCATATACAACATATTGTTGCCGTCTTCGTCTTGGACGGTGACAAGTCCATCGGGAAGCTGTACCTCTATCTCTCTTTTGTCAGCATCCGTCAAAAATGTTCTCTTCATATTATCCCTCCGGCTTCTCCATCGTCAGTTTGCCGTTATCAACATAAATCTGATAGGTCTGTCCTGTCGCACGGTCTTTCAATTTGATCGTCTGTGTTCCTGAAGGCTTAACAGAGCTGTTGCCCGGTGTATATACTGCATCCGAACGCTTCGTATAGCCACCTATGAAGCACTCCATCGTTGCGGTTTCCAAACTGAATCTTGTCGATGAAGAGAATTTAAGCTGCAAATCTTTGAATTTCTTTCGCTTGATTCTGCTTACAAAAAAGTCTGTAACATTCTCGTATGAACCGATATGCTCAAAGTCAGAATTCTCTACTTTCACATATACGTCAATATCACCTTCTGCTTCGACAACACATCCTCTTTTGTTTGTGGTCTTCAGCTTGTGCGGAGAGTTAAACTTGTCTTTCGGTGTTACCCAATAGCTTTCAAGGTCTTTCTCCATATCCGTCAAGGTGTATACGCAACCGACAGCACCCAAATACAGTATTCCGTTGTGAACGTTTGCGCTCTGTATCGTGTCTTCCATCTCCCAATAGAACCAATCGTATTCAATATGGTTCTCGTTGGTAAATGCCGTTCTTGAGTCGGCAAGATATATCTTGTTGCCTATGATGACAAGCAGATAACCTTCCCACTCTATCAGCTTCATATTCTTGTAATCGGGTTCAGCTATAAGCTTGCGGTCAACAAGTGTGCTTCTGTGCGCTACCACCTGTTCGGTAGTAACATCACCGCTTATACCTTCCATTCCTCTTTCGCTGAAGAAGACGATATCATCGTTGAAATTGATTGCCTTACCGACACATCCTATAGCCACGCTTGAATGCGTAGAAGGATAGATTTTGCCATACTCTTCATCTATCGTAGGCGTATGGTAAAAGATCGTTGTGTCCGCATCTGACGGCTCACGGAACACCCACAATGCGTTGTTGCCCGCTACCAAGCCTTTGATTCTCGCGGAGTCCATACCCTCGTTATAATAGTCCAAGTCGCTACAATAGGACGGATCGTTCAAGCTACAATGCCATACAGTATTGGGGAAATCATCGTTTCCGCTGAAAAACACCCTATTGTCGAACACTTGAAGCAAAGTGCATTTAAGTATTCTGTCTGCATAGCCGTCTATTGTCTTTTTGAATTCTATAGATACATTGTCTTGTCCATCCGTGAGAGGTTTGCCCGGTGCTGTGGTGAATGTGATCTTACCCGCTTCGTAGTCAACATTATAATCTGTGCCAAGTCTCTTGCTCTCGCCGTTGACCTTAACGCGCGGATTAAAATCTTGGTCGATGTTCTGCGAATCAAGATAGAAATCTACACTTTCGCCATCCGCAAGGAACGTGTTTATCCTTCTGCCCGAAAGCAGATTGACATCCTCGCATATCTTACCACCGCCCGCAGGGTTTCGTCCTATCGATGTTGTAGGAACATAGCCGACCACTTCTTTGGCGGTTGTACCGTCATACTGCAAGTAATTCTTGCCGTCTTTGAAATACCAAATGTTCTCATACATAAAAGCGTTACTGACAGCTTCATTAAGTCCGTAGTAAAGCTCCGTCTCTACTCCGTCCTTAACCTTGTACAATTTTGTGCCGTTATGCACCAACATTTCGCCGTTATAGAAGAAAATGCCGTATATTATGCCGCCATTGGACGAAAAGATTTTATCCAATTTCATACCCGGTCTTGTTCTTATGCTGTTTGTCTCTTTGTAGTCCTTCCAAACATTCAAACAATCGGGGCTTCGTACAATATTTATTTCCTCACCACGAAAGTCTACACCGCGAAAATTGGCGTATACTCTCGTTATGAGATCGCCGGTCTTTGCCGTTGCCATATATTTATCACTTCCTTCCGTGATTAAATATCAATGCCACCCTCGATATATACGTTGTTCGTCTGATATCTCGGATCGAGTCTCTGAAGCATCGATTCGTATCTCGTTGAATAGATTGCTCCATACTCCGTAGAAACATCGCTCTTCAACAAGTCACTCGCTACACCGTAGGGCATTATCTCAAGCACATCATCGGAAAGCTCAAAGGTATATGTAGCTCTGTTTTTATCCGTGATTCTTGTAGGATAGCGGAAATAGTCAATCTCTGCTGTTCCACTCTCCAAAATCTTAATCACAGTACCTTGTGCCTTGACTTCGTGCTTGACTCCGCTTATACGCGCGATTTGATATACATCGTGTTCTGTCTCATCCTTAATGTCCTCAAATCGAATCAGATCACCCTCGTTGACTTTTAACTCAACATAGTCGGGAATCTTCTTTATTGTCGCAACCTCAAACATAACTTGAGTAATTACATCTTCAAGCTTCGTTGCGATATCAGGATCATCGGTCAACATTTCGTTTTCAGGATTAAGTTCCTCGATAAGACCTAACACCTTTTTCTTAAATTCCGAAAGTTTCATAGTGTCACCCCTTTAATCACCTATCTTGGTGTACCAAAGCTGGATATAAATGCTTGTGTTAGCGGGTATTACGCTCTTATTGATAGACACCGCTAATCCACCATTATTCATATAGTTAACGCCCATACTTCCACCGTTGTCATTAAAATGGGGTATAGGTTTTGGCGAATACCAACCATCAGCACCAAGTGATTCGATTGTGCCACCGTAACGCACCAATTGCTGTACGCTCGGAGTTGAAAATTCGATAGCGAAGCTATACATCCCACCTGTGTTGCCGATGTCATTTGAGTATTTCGCTGTTACAAGTTTTGTATAAACAGGTTTTCCAAGGAATCTTTCTGTTGTTCTGTATTCTTCCCACAATGTCATCGGGGGATTTTCATATTCCCACGGTTGCCAAGATCCACTATGACATACTCTCTTTACGATTGTTCCTTTTCCATCCAACAAGATAACTTCTTGCTCTACAAAACTTCCGTTGTAGAAGGGCGTTACGCGAAGTATACTCGGCAGAGATGTCGGTGCATCCACTACCCCTACGCCTGCATCAAAACAATAAAATCCCGCTTTTGTTATTGAATTCAAGCTAACGTTTGTAAGACCTTTAGCGTAACCGCCCAAGCCATAGCTGACTAATTCATCAATAGCACCCTGCGTGTCTGTTGCGTTCAAACCGCTGTTTTCATTGTCATATATTACATTATGCGCGTATTCGGGAGAAACTTTTAAAAGTCTGTCTCCTACCATCTTTGCATCTGCGGCGAATCCTGCTTTTGAGAGAGTATTGTCTACTTGGGGAATTGTTGCTATCTTCCCCTTTAATGCATTATTCACGTTTTACCTCTTTCTTACCTTTACACCTTTATTCCTTCGGGGAACAGTTTGAATATCTTTGCGCCGTCCTCGTCATAACCGATAATCGTCTGCGGATTTGTTTCGGGATTAAGCTCGATTTCGTACCAATAATCTGTGGGCTTGCTTATTACTTCACCGAATTTGGTCTCGTCTCCCGTCAAGATGATATCTACCGTTTCCGTTTCTGCTGTTACTTCAAAGTCCTTCTGAAGTACAACATTATCGCAGCTCTTCTTGACGATTACGTTTATTCTTACAACATCGCCCGGCTGAAACCTATGTGCAGTTTCATTCTCCGATGCAGACACGCGGAAGAACACTGTATCGCCCCTTGTTACATAAATGGACTTGTCTTCGTTTATTGTGAACACTATCTCGCCCCCATATCTTTTATGTTCTCAAGATCGTCAATGGCTTCTTCGATCGACACAAGACTTTCTACGGGCTTGATGTATCCTCTGCCTTCTTCTTCATAGATAAGCACATCGCCCTCTTTAAGATGAATGGTAGTGTCATACACACTCTCGTAGTCCTCGCCTTTGACCTTTGTGATCGAATGCAGCACAAGGTTTTCAAGTCTCTGCACCACATTCTCGTTCTTGTATTCAAGCACCGTGTCCTTGTCTACACGGATGCCAGGATACAAATCAATACTCGGTTTTCTGATAAATACTTGCATTGTTTACCTCTCCTTTCCTTTTGTCAGTATAGAGATAAATACCTCTATATTCACAAAAAGAGGGGAGTAGTAAAAGACCACTCCCCCAAAAAGGCGTTATGCAAAGCGCATCTGCCTTCCCCTTAATTTAATGGGGCTATATTTACGCCTTTTATCGAATATTAAACAGGTACTTTAATGACCTGAATGCGGGCATTATCGATGACCTTTGCACCAAAGGTGTCAAGACCACGGATGATGTCCTTGAATCTCTTTTCTGCACGAAGAGCTTCAACCTTGTTGATCTGACCGGCAAACGCAATAGCTTTCTTGCCACGAACGCAGCAGTATGCGTTGGTGGAGTCTTTTGCGAGGTTGTTGGACATAATTACGTTGAAGTCATCGTATACACCAACGATACCCTTCTTGATGTATTCGGGGTTGTTGGTGGAAAGAGTAATGAGATGATTCTTGAATGCGTTGTAAACCGCAGGGGTAATTTCAATTACGCCCTCTTCATCGAAGTTGCGTTCACGGAGAGCAACGATAGCTTCATCGATAGCTTCCTTAACAGCTTCTGCGGTGTTAGCGGATGCGGTGGTAGCGTTGGTTGCACTCTTGATAAGGTTTGCAACATAGGTATCACGCGCAACAGCAAGACCGTGTACAGCCTTTTCCTGATACTTTTCTGCGAGACCGGGAACGCTCTGTGCCTGATCCACATCGTCAACATAGAATGCAAAGTAGTTTGCCTGATCGATGGTAAGGAGCTGTCCCTTGTCGCTCATTTCCTTGATGGTGATGTCCTGCGAGCCATCGTATGCACCGATGGTGGGTTCACCTACGCCGAGAATCTTTACGCTCTGTGCGTATTTGCAATCGCCTTCGTAGTCACGCAGACAGTTGTCTACGAGCTTACACTTGAGTTCAAGATCGTCCTGAATCTTTTTCGACCAAATCGACTGAATAAAATTAGTTACTGCCATAATAAAACCTTCCTTTCAAGGTAGGAAGTATTACCATTTCAGCATCGACTCTTGTACGGCTTTATATAGTGCAGGATTCTTATCAAAATCCTTCTTCGTGAATTGAAGTGCTTCGTCTCTTGTATAGAAGTCCTTTACTGTGCCATCATCGGAAGTGCTGTTTTTCATACTTCCCATTGTTCTTACTTCTTTTTTTGGTAATGTTTTGTTGTAGATATCATAGATATCCTTGATAGGCGTATTGGGATTGAATTTACTTGCAAAGTCTTGGAATTCCTTGCTGTTGTACACATCCTTGCCTACGCCGATTTGAGCAAGCTCTTTGTCTCGCTCTGTGTTCTGCCGATGCTCTGCCAATACTTTGAATACCGCCTTTTCTCTTGCGGTCATATTGTCCACACCAAGCTCTGTCAAGCGGTCAACCTCGTCAACCACATCCTCAAAGCCGCCGCGAATGATTTCATCGGCTTCTGCCTTCGCAAGCAGTTCGATATCTTTAGAGGAATACTCTGCCCTCTGCGGAATATTGATACCCTTGCTTTGGTAGAATGATTTAAGTGTATCCGTTACTTCTTCTACACTTTCCTTGCCCGTACCGGCTTTCAAGATATCCTCAAGGTCTCCGTATTTTCTTTCGTATTCCTTGCGTATCTTCGCTTCTTTACGAGCAATCTTTTTACCCAAAATCTCGTCCACTCTCGCATTCATTTCCGCTTCGGTGTACATCTTCGGGGTTTGTTCTGTGGTTGTCTCCACGTTTTCAGCAGCCTGTTCGACCACAAGGTTTTCGTTCTCATTCATAGTCTGAATTCCTTCCCATTTTTTGATTGGTGTTTGACTTCACCGTATCCATAGCTTTTAACGCCTTCAATGCTTGGGCATATATGAGAAAAAGCACCCGTTAGGATGCTTTATCTTCATTCTTCGTCTGTTTCTGCTTCCGCTTCAGCCGGAGCTTGTTCTTGCATCGCCGACATCTGTGCCATCTGCGCCATCTGTGCATCAGATACCTGTGCAGCTTGGGCATCGGGATCTTCCATAAGGAATTGCTGTGCGGTCTGCTGCATCATCTGCGCTCTCGCTTCGATCATAGCGATTCGCTTCTGCTCTTCCTTGATTCGCTCGATAGCTTCAAGTATCTTCATCTTCGGTGCAACAGAGTCATCGTCAAGCACTTCGGCATAGGTTGCCAATTCGCTTACCCTCTGTGCCGTAAAGAATCCGTTCAACAGAAGCTGTTCGATGGTCTGCTCCTGTGCAAATTTGTCATATTCGCTCTTGGGAGTTATATCGATCTTAACGGTTGCCTGAAGCTCTTTCAACGCGCTCTGCGGAACGTTAACCAATACAACGGTTTCTTCGCCCGTGTTCGGATCGACAACCGTGTCTTCCATATTCACGCCGTTTTCGGAATATACAATAAGGTATTCAAGCCATATCTTTGCAACATCCTCAACGAAGTTCTTGTAGCTTTCTCTCTGCTCTGTCATAGGTGCTTGAGAAGCTCGCTGTACTGCAAGGATCGCTCTACCCGATGCATCTTCGGGATTGACTTGACCTGTTGCTATATCGCCCGCGCCCGCCAAGTCTCTTGTGACTTGAATCAAATCCTCTTGGAGCTGCTTTACATCGGGAGACATCTGTGCAGGTGGTATTGTACCCACAATCTTATGCACATCATCCACAGGCTGTCCGTTTGTGCGTATCGTGCCGCCTACGGTGTTCAATGCTTGAGGATTGGATATCCTGCTTACGTCCACAACCTTCTGCGGATATGCTTGATATTTGACCGTCAGAACACGTCTTACCTCGGTGCGGTTAACTTCAATTTGGTTCGGGATCAGATATCTTACTTCACCCTCACCTCTTGCACTACCTTCTCTTTCTTCCCAATTGAAGTGTGCTATCGGATATAGGGTAAGTCCCGTATCGATATCTTCGGCAATATCGCACCACTTCGTAGCAATGGAGAAATGTACTGTGCCGTTCTGCTTATACATCTTGTAGACAACAGTAACCATATTGTCTACCTCGATCTTGGCATCTTCTCCGCTTTCCTCGAAGGTGTCGGTATCACCGATAATGAACGGAATCTTGCTCTCGCTCATACCCTCTGCAAGTGCCAATTCAATAGCATTTACAACGGGCATCCTCTTTCGGATAAGGATATACGGCTGTGCTTGGATGTCATCATCGTTCTCATTGCCGTAATAGATGTCATTCTTCTTGACTATCTCGTTGACTGGCATCATCGTTTCTTGGTCGAAGTTCACATATAGAATGCCCTCGTCATTGATAGCGGCATCCCTCGTGATCCTACGCCCCTTGAAGTCCATCTTGTCCTTTTCCCATACTCGCGCTGCATATCCGTTGAGCAGTTCGCAGTATTTCTCGGCAGCTTTACGGAATTCTTGGTTCTCATAGTTTTGCGAAGAATAGTTAATTGCGTATAGGTTACCGTGAATTACCGAAACCTTATACTTTACAATGGGCTTGATGAAGTTCTTCTGAACCGGCTCTACATCGCCCAATTTGGCGTGTTCCCATTGGTTGCCGTTGTACATTCTGTAGTTTCTGTCTGTGTCTACATATATACCCGTGCGCCTATGGTAGTTACGCCCCTTTTCATATAGTCCCCATATAGGCGTCTCTTTGATTTCTCTGATATCCATCTATTCACCCCTTCGGTACATCTTCCTGTCCTCGTCCTGTGCCGTCATAGCTTTCGATGTTACGCATAATGGTATCAAACCTTTCTTGCTCCATCTCTGCTTCTTTCTTGTCAATACGCTCTCTTGCAAGCTTAAGCGGATTCAAGGTCGGCGTTTTAATCGTCTCGCCCTTGCTTGCCGTCTGCCCAACTTTCGCGCCAACAAAAAAGCACACTATGTTAAGTGCGCTTACTGCTAATATCAAAAGTATTTCCATATATCCCCCTTATACAATCGTCATATCCTCGCCGTAATCGTACTGTGTCTCCATCTCTTTGAGGACGTTAAACCTATACTGCGGATGCACCTCGATAGGCTCTTCGATGAATACAACTTGTTCTCTTATGTGATGTGCTATTGCAAGCCCCATCATCATATCATCGTGACCGCCTTCAGGAGCTTCTATACGCCCCCTTTCGTTGCGAACGATAGTAAGTAACTCCTCAAGCGTTGCTTTATCACAGATGGTCTCACAATGCTCTCTGACTACCTCTATAAGCCGTGATATGATTGTCGGTCTTGTTAACGATGTTGTCTTGAAGCCGAAACGCTTCTCTGTCTTGCCGGTATAGGTATCTTGCGCTTCTCTTGTGTACTGCTTGAGATATCCCAACCTCTGCAGCTCCATAATAGGATAACTGTCGAAGTTCGCTTCTATACCGATCAGAGCATCCTTGTAATACTTGCCGAGACAGTACATCTGCCTCGTGTATTGGTCTGCATCGAATTGATGTCGCAATACCGCCACTTGAACGCCCGTCTTGGCATCGAGGACGTGTCCTGTGAAATAGTCACTACCTTCGCCCGCCGTGTCACCACCTATGCAATACTGTGTATATGCAGGTGTGTTCGGCATCTGATATATCTTGATGTATCCGTCTCTGTCATTCTTCCATTGGATATTGGTTATCCTTAATCCGTCATAGTCATAGGTAAAGTATCCCGTCTTAATGGCTCTTGGGATCGTCTCCAATCGTTTTTGGATAGCCCTTGCATCAAATACTGTCTTGCCGAGAATACCCCACTTACCGAGACAGTAAACCTCGTAGGTGTATTCGTCAATCAACCTCAAGTCTTCCAATGCCTTGCGGTCATCGTCTGTAAGAAACTTATTGTCTTTATATGTGCTGAAGCATACTGTTGCAAGACCGCTGTCTATAAAGTGTTTTTTTATCCAATGCTGAATGTTAATAGGGTTAAAGGAAAGCACCATCTGCTTCTTGGATTTACCACCACGCAGACGAACCTTTAATTGGTTTATATCCGCTTCTTGTGTCTCTGTGGCTTCCTCTACCCATATATCCGTCAATTCGCCGTTCTCAAATGTGATAGACTTAATCTTTTCAACGTCATCAAGTCCGGCAAACGCCACCTCATTACCCGTCAGCTTGCATCTGATCCTCATATCGCTTTCGTTTATCTTAAAGTGTTCCCACAGATTCCAATTCGATATAACTTGCTTCAGCAAAGGGAATGTGCTTCGTCTGTTTGTATCGCCCGTCTGTCTTACAACGAGCAGATTACAACGCTTTGGATGTATGAGCTTGAATATAAATCTCTGTGCGATGAAATAGCTCTTGCCTGACGAACCGCCACCGTAGAAGACAAGGTATCTGTCCTCGTTATAAAGATACGGAAGGTATATATCGTTGAATACCTTTTTGGATATCTTGATATTTACGTTCATTCGTCATCGCTCAATTCAATGTTGATGTTGTAGCTTGTATCCACATCCGCAACAACCTTCTGTATATACTCGCCCGTCATCTTATTAAGCAAGTCAATAGCTTTCATCGCTACATTAGGATCTTCGTCTTCGGCAAGTTCGGATAATTTCTCTGCTCTCCTTGTAACCGTCATTATCTTCGGAGAGTCTATTTCTGCGCTTAATTCCTTTATCCTTGCCCTTATCTTGTCATTGTCCTTTAAAAGACTTGCTTTTTCATTTACTGTCTTATCTGACATCCCGCTTGTGTTATAGGAGTTTCGGTATGCATCTGAATAATTCATACCATCCAACACAATGCATTTGACAAACTTCTCTTGTTTAGGTGTAAGCATACATACTCCCCCTTTCACGATTTATAGTTTTGCACTCATTTCCCGCTTAAGCCCATTAAGATATATAACCGGCGATGCTTTTGAAGCGGGCTTGAATCCTGCCTTATCTCCGTATCCGCCGTAGTCTAAATAAGACGCTGTGTTTAAGAATAACTTATCTACCAACGCTACGGATGAATTTGCTCCGCTTACTCTAAAGAAAGATTCTTTAAAGACAAGAGGAAGGTGCGTATGCCCGTGAATGTATATATCGGCATCCACTATCGAAGCAAGGTCTGCAAGTCTGTTTACCTTGCCGCCTTCTTTTCTACCACCGCCCGATCCGTGCGTAACGTATACCGTGTAAAGCTGTCTTCTGTGGTGGTGTTCTGCTCCTCTCTTTCCGAAGCGAATAAACAAAAGTGCGGTAGTTGGGGAGTATCTATCGTAAATCCCTAACTGACTACACATAAGCTCTGTTATATCTATGCCGTCTGTTTTGTATACTCTGTTTTCGTGATTACCGGGCAGAACGGCGAGAATCTTATCCTTGATAGGTTCAAATATCTTTACACATTGCTTTAGCTGCTCCATCGGTTGCAGATTCGCACCGTATGTATCACCTATACTTGAAGCAATAGCTGTATCCATCAGATCGCCATCAAGGATACAGTAAGCATTCTTCGTGTTCTTGATATGCTCTATCTTCTCTAATATTAACTTAAAGTCGCATTGAGAATCGCCAATGTGCATGTCTGCCATCGGATGTATCTCTATGGTTTCCGCATATGGTAAGTCACACTTAATTGGTTTCACGGCGTTCCCCTTTCACATATTGAGCATCATAGGCGATGACCGAGCCACCGCCCCGGAGGTGGTATTTGACGGACATCCGCGCCCCTGTACGGCATCCGCTGATGCTTCTTTAAACGCAAAAAGCACCTAACCAAAGGCGGTTGGGTGCTTTATAGTTTTTGTCACTATACTTATATCATATTTTACATAAACGATTCAACAAGATTCTGTTGGTTATTTATGATTTTCTGCACTTTTTTTAATGCATTTCGGTGTAGCTCCGTTGTGTATTGATAGGAATAGTGTTCTTCGGCGGCGATTTCGGCAAACGATTTGTTACGGACATAGCGTTTATGTATAATACTGTAATAGGGTTCTTTAAGTTCTTCAATTACGGCTATCACTTCTCCCATCACGCGACAGTATTGTGCCAAGCTCTGCGATAGCTCTGTTTCAAGCTGCAAATATCCCACAACCGCGCTGCCCATTCTATCGGGATTGCCGGAAGATTGCACCCTTTCGCCGTCCGCTTGGGGCGTGATGCCGTATGCAATAGATTTTAATTGCTCGATCTCGCCGCGTTTGCTTTCAATTCTCTTTTTCAGCGTTTGCAGCTGCAATAAAAATTCTTTCGCTTCCATAATACCGCCGTCCTCTCGTTCATTCTTTGTTCTGTTTCTTTATAGCTTTGGCGTTTGCTCTTATAATCGCCCATTCTTTTCTAAACCACATTGTCCAAGCAGCGCATTTTTTGTAATGATGGCAGCTGCCGGTATCATTTAACTGTCTACACTTTTTACAGAATTTAGGTGTCATCGTTATTCTCCTTGCAAGATTTGAATTCGTGGCACTCACCGCCGTTGCGTACACAATTAGGAACAAGCTGATATTTAAATTCGGGAAGCTGTTCTATAACCTGAACGCACATCTGCTTAACCACTTGCCTTGTTTCTTCGCTCGCTTGCTTGCAAAGCCTTTTGTTCGCTATCGTTATCAGTTCTTCAGCATTCATATCCCATATCATACTAACCGTTGCATCTTGCGGAGCTTTCGTTCTGTCATACTCGCTCTGCCTATCGTTGCGCTGTGATCTGACATATGGCTGTGCGTGTATATGTCGGCACAAGTGAACGCTTACCCAATAAGGGCATTCTATGTAAAACGAGAAGAACAATCTTCTGATCGGGCTGTGCCTTGCTTTGAGCATCTTCTGTTTCCATTCAAAGGAAGGTTCTGTTACCATCTCTTTGCCTATAGAAATTGAGAAGTTTTTATCTCATCAAATAGGTCAGGAGATTTATTTAAGAGGATTGTGCGAGATTCTCTACAATTACGATGAAATTACGGATAAAACACGGTATAAATGCGTTGTTTGTGTTTTTGACAGGAAAGGAGCAAGGGGAAATGATGGGCGATAGTTTGTTAGAACTGCAAACAACATTAGAAAAGCTGCTTTTCGCTAAAGTGTGGATCGAAGCAGTCGAACTTCACTATTTTATCGTTGAAATTGCGTTCGGAGACAGAATCTTTAAAAAGACTGTTCGCTACGAAGAGTTGATTAGATTTCCTGTTGACATTGTGGCGCACAACATTGTTGAAGCTGCCAAAGCTTATATATTGAAATATTACATAAAACCGGTGATTAACAACACCGAGAAAGGCGGTGAAGCGGAATGACAGAAATGATAGTAAAAATACTTGAAGCACCGACACAAAAAGATTGGTGCGAAGTGAAGCGCAGGGCATTGGTGACGGTATTAGTAAACGGTCTATAGCCGTTTACTTCAACTTCCGCATTGACGGTTTCGGTATTTATCATAGTTTTAGTTAAAACGATAGTTTTGTCGGTCTTCAAACAGCCGCCGAGCTTTTTGATAAGCCAATGTTTAAATTTTTTCATTTCTCCACCCAATACCTTTTAATATGATTTATTGTTTGTTTATGAAATGCTCCTAAATCTCTGTTTCTGCAATACCTTGTGATGAAAATATACGCTATAAGTTCATCAACAACAGCCGAAATAGAATTTCCCGTGCAACCGATTTTTTGTCCATTCAATACAAGACATTCAGCTCCATTTTCCTCTATCTCATATCCGTAATCGTTGATGTTAAATACTTTGCAGATCGGCGCAATTTCGTCTGCTATTTGCCGTATTTTATTAGCGTTATATTCATATTGCTCCGCTGTCATATTTTTGCCCTTTCCGCAAGTGCTTTTTCTGCTTCTTCTTTGGTGAGGATTCTTGTAATGTTTCTGTGGTTAACAATCGGCGAAAATTCTTCAAGAACAAATCTTAAACCCATATTACTTTCGTGTATATATCCCAATACTTGATAGAGCGTTTTTACTCCAAGACCGTTGTCCCACTCTACATAATTACCCACCGCACAAGGTAGTACGATAACTCCGTGCGCGAGAAGGTGGTCGGCAAGTTTTTCTTCCAAACCGCCCATATACTGTACTTCGCTTATCAACTCAATCAATCGTTCTCTCATTTTTCTTTCCTTTCTCCGTAACTGCAAAAATCGTCTTCTTGAACCATCGCACCGTGAATTCTACAATGTTGAGCAAATTTTTTATCCGCCCTATGAAATTCCTTGCAATCCTTACATCGCACCACTTCCACAACATCGGCGGTGGGTGTGTTGCTTATTGCTTGTCCTATGGTCTTGGTGCTTATGGTTCGCAAGTCCTCGATTTTTGCTATATTCTTGATAAGCAAATCCGCATCAATATACCTTGCCATTTAATCACTCCACCTTTCAATATCCTTCATACAATCGGTGCTTATAGAGAACGCAGCCGCACCGAATAAAAATCCCATTAGCGTTGTTTTGGTCGATATAATCCCTGCAATGCCAAACGATATGCTGAATATTACTGTTAAACAACCGAGCAGGGCGATCACACCGAGGATGTAATATAAAATTTTCATTTTTTACCTCAATATAGTTCAGATAATTGTTTTTTAAGTTTATCCGCTTCAGCCTTTAATTCCGGATCGTCTGCAACATATTCCGTTTTTGAATCGTCCCACGATCTATTCATAGCAGCTTCGACAAATTCATCAAGATCAAACGAAGAATTACTTACATCCTTTGCATCGTTGTAATTGCCGTCAAGCACCTTTGCCATATTTGCATCCTTTATCAGCCAATCAAAGCTTGCTTGCCAATTCCTATTGTTACTGCCTTTCAAGAAAGAAGAAGCTTCGGCATTTTTAAAGCATTGTTTGAAATCATCAACGGTATATGTATTCAGCCTTGCTTTGATTGCTTTTTTTCTTGCATCAGATAAAGAACGAACAGAAGGAAAAGATGTGCAGATGGTGTTGAATAGGTCGATTATCTGCTGATAATCGATTTTTTCTCTATGTATCTCTCTTTCTTCTTCTATTTCTATTTCTTTATCTTTATCTTCTTCTTTATCTGCTTGGCTAACATTAGTTTTACCGTTAGTTTTACAAGAAGGTTTACCGGCAGTTAACGCCTTTTGTTTCTCCCGGTAGCCCTTCATATAACTACGCATATACTCTTTTTTGCTTTCAAGCTGATCCAAATTTTGATGCTTGCCCCAATTCGGTATAGTAATAACGCCGTCAATTATTTCTATCATCCCGAATTGCTCAAAAGTATTTAATGCCATTGTTACGGTTGATTCTTTCATCCGAAAGATTGTTGCAAGCATCTTGTCGGTATAAGCGATTTGTCCCATCATAAACACGCCGCTATTGTTTTGCTTTCCGGCAAGGCAGAGCAGTTTGAACCATACCGTAATAATCGCATAGGAATCGGGCAGACTTTCGATAAGAAGGATTTTTTCATCATCGAATATGTCTGTGGTTATTTTTATCCACTTAACATCAGCCATTGCTTGCACCCTCTCCCAAGCTATAACGCTTTATATGGCAGCTCTCACCGTATCTGTTCTTGACCGCTTCGGTCTTGCTTATGATGTTATAGCCCTTGCTTCGTAGATCAGATATGCGCGATGCCAAGCGCATTACACCGAGGTCGCGTAAAGCATCAAGCTGTGTTATCGAACCGAATTCTTCTATGTAGTTAAGTATTCTCTCGTTTTGGGTAGGTTTGCTTTCAACTTTGCTCACCGTTTTCACCTTCCAATTCTATGAATTTATTAAGATACCAAACTGCCTTTTTTACATCCTCAATAGGTGTTTCGTGTTTACTCTTGCATCGGTATATGTACTTGAAAGCATTGCAAAGGCAGAAGCCCTTTACTTCTTCAAGCCCTATCGCTTCAACCATTACATCGAAGCATTCAAACTTGCCCGTTTCGTAATGGGAAGGATGATTGACGGTATCGGGTTTGATACATTCTTCAATAGGTTTCCAATGCGTAGGCTTGTTATATGAGTCCGATTTTGCATCGAATGAAAATTTGCACTCATCGTGATATTCGCAGGTACCGTCTTTTCGGTTGGCACAGTTTGTACAATTATAAGCTTGCAGCATATTAAACCTCTCTGATCTTGATGCCGTGAATCTTAAGCATCAGCTTTCTTTTTATTGTGAATACCGCATAAGCGGTTGATTGTTTATAACCTTTGACATCTTCGACAACCATTTTGCCGTCTTCGTAATACACAAAATCGGCTATATATGAACATTCACGCTCGATGCACTTTGTCTTTCCTTTGCCGGTCTTGGTGTATGTTGTTTCATATTGCGCCGGTATCAACACGAATTTGACTTGCGTTTGAAGCTTGGCGATTGCCCCTGCCTTTTCAAGCAAGAGCAATTCGCCATATCTGCGAGCTTCTTTGGCTGAATCAAATGTTATTCCGTTTCGTGTTACCTTGCGGCTTTTATATTTGCTTTTAACAGCCATATTTTCACCGCCCTATAAACACTTATCGAAAATGTTTTCTTGTAGCCGCATTAACTTGTGATATTTAATGCCGTTGACTTCTTCTCGGCAATCGTGAATCATTATTAATTGTTCAACGGCTATAAGCACATCTGCGATTTCTTCGGGAATGTTTTGCTCTCTGCCCCTGCGTTTATGCATAATGGCTGTTGTAAGCTCGGACATTTCTTCAATTGCTATATCTTCTTGTGCGCTTTTGCCGTATACTCTTATTGCCGTTTCAAGTATGTTTTTTCTTCCATAGCCACCACCTATCAGAACGGCAATTCGTCTTCGGAAGAAAGTTCCTCAAAACCGCTTGTATCGCCGTATGCAGGCGCGGTCGGTGCTACTTGTCCGTTATCGCCCTTATTACCGACAAAAGAAACCTCGTCTGCAACAATCTCCGTTGCCCAATGCTTATTACCCTCTGTGTCCGTCCAAGTGCGATTTTGGATCGAGCCTGATACAAGTATCGGCTTGCCTTTTGTAAAGTGCTTACAAACGAATTCTGCCGTGTTACGCCACGCTACGATGTCGATAAAATCTGTTTCGCCGTTCTTTGCGAATCGTCTGCCGACAGCGATGCGGAATCGTGTTACGTTTACGCCGTTGGTGGTCGCTTTAAGTTCAGGATCGCTTACCAAATTACCTACAAGAATTACTTTATTGAATGCCATTTTTAAACACTCCTTTTATAAATATGATTTTCCAAATATCGAACGGAATTCGTCTTCCGTCCATCCGTAATGCGCCATTGCGCGTTTCTGTACTGTTTCTTTTACTGCTCTGTCTACCTTCGCGTTTTGGTGAACCGCGTTCTTGCCGAAGATATGACATTTGTTATGATGTAGATATACTTTCAAGCCGTATTTTTCGCTGTTCTTGCGATTGATGCCGAAAAATGCGTGGTGTTCATCCAACGGTTCAAGATTGCTGTTCATCCCGCATAGGAAGCAATGGTTTTTGTCTTCTTGGATTATGCTTTTCATTTAGCTTCACCCCACATTGACAATAACCTCGCTTTTTCGTTTGGTGTAATGGTGTCTATATCATTTTCCTCACATATCTCGATAACAAGGTCAAGGAAGCGGTGCATTTGGGATGTATCGTAGGTTGATGAACCGAAGTATAGGATTACATTTGTGCATCCCTCTATCTTTGAAGGGAAGGTTTCGGTGATCCAACCTATACCATTTTTCGACCATCCCTCGCACAACCTCTCGACAGCACCGTTGGTAACACACACCGTCTCATTATTACCGCCTACATCCTTGATTATCTCGCGGTATATAGTAACCTTCGGGATGCGTAGCTTCTCGGAGAGCTTGTCGAGAAGCACCCAAGCGTAGGCGTTAGAATCAAGACTACGCTTCACCCTATACGGCTTCATTTCAAAGGACAGCTTTTCTGCCACCGACAATTCATCCAAACTTTGTATAAGCGTGTTCTTTTCGTTGATCGTGAGAGTCACTTGTGCCTTGCCGTCAAGACCAAGGGAAACGTCTTTAATTGTGCCGGTTACTTTCATTGTGCATCTGCCTTTTTGTTTGCTTTTTTAATTTCTGCGTTTATAAGCGAAATTGCTTCCTTGATCCTCGGCTCGGTCTTTTCGCCATCTGCAAGATACTTTATGTAGCCGAAATCGGTTTTCCATATATCGCCCAATGTTTTGCCTTCGTATTTACCAAACCAAAGTTCAAGTGCAAGTGCGGTTTCATAGGTAAGCGGTTCTTCGTTTACGGGCGTGTCGGAATAACTGCCGGGCGCGTCGGAATAACTGCCGTCCGTGTCTTTATCTCCGTTGATGCCAAGCGCGGCATTAAGCGAATAGCGGCGAAGATATGTAATGCAAACGCCGGTTGCTTGTCCTTCGGTCAATATCAGTTTGCCTTCGCGGTTTGTAGGGATAACGATTTTGCAGAAAACATAATCGCTTTCGATGTATTCGCCGCTTTCGTGCAGAAGCGTTGTTGATACGCCTACACGGTCTGTTTCATCAGATTTGATAGATTGCAAGACGGATATGCCGTATTTGGAGCAGATCGGGCGCACATAGTCTTGAAGCGTATCTTCAAGGTTTGCATAAAGCGGCGCACCTTGCACACCTTTGTTGACTTGGTTCTTAATAGGGTTCTTTATCTCTGCTTGCACCTTTGCAAGAGCAGGAGCGATGTTGCATAAGCTTTCGGAATATTTCATTTCTTTACCTCACTTAATAATTTTTTAACTGTGTGAATATATGAGCAATAACATCAACCGTCCAACCGTTGCCGATCATTTCATACCGTGCGCCATTCGGGCCTCGCAACATTTTTCACCATAAAGTCCATACTTTGTATATCCTTCGGGCAATGTTTGCAATCTTTCACACTCCAAAGGTGTCATTTGCCTTATGTTCTTATCATCCGATTCGAAATATGGATTTTGTTCCCACTTTGATTTGATTTCGTCAATGTTGCCTTCGAAAACAGCTTGACCGAATGACTTTCCGAAATACCTTCTACACAAATATGATTGTGAGCCGTTAAAACCCGCATATCGTCTTGTAAGGCACAAGGATTTTTTACGATCAACGGTCCCGCTTTCGAGAACGCTTTGAAGCAATATCCCTTTGTCTGCCGGTTGCAAAATTTCTACCTTGCTATATGTACCGTTTTCGTTACGCTTGCCTATCCAATGCAACCGTTTTCTTAACTGCGCCGAAACCATCTCCGAATTTATCATTATGGGTTCAAATCCAAGTATCTCGCTGATAGTTTCTTTTGCTTCTTTGGGCATACTGTTGTTGTTTTCTATGAGAATGTATTTGGGCTTGTATTTTTCTATACAATCTACAAGCCGCCAAAACAAACCACTTCTTTTTCCGTTAAGCCCTTTTCGATTTGCTTTTGCGATGCTTAAATCTTGGCAAGGGAATCCCGCTATAAGAAAATCAACATTGTCGATGTTCCAATCTAAATAGCCGTTTACATCGCCAAGTCTTATGATGTTGGGGTAATTGTGCTTTGAAACAGCTTCGGCGTGTTCGTCTATTTCGCTTGCGTAATACTCTTTAACGGAAATGCCCGCCTTTTCAAGCGCAACCATTCCGCAAGATATTCCGTCAAATAAACTTAATACTTTCATCATTTACCTCACTATTTTATCTGCAAATTCTGCTTGGTTTCGATGTACGCGCCGTCTATGGTCGCGCCGTCCTTAAGTGCCTTCTTGATAGCGGTCTTATCAGGTGTGTAGGTTACCTTCTCGTTGAGGTATTTTCTGTCGAGGATTTCCTCGTTAACTACCACCGATTCGCTCTTGCGGAATGAGATGCAAACCTTGCTTGTTTCGATGCCGTTTTCATTAGCGGCAACCATAGATGATGTCAAATAATTCTTGAGGTTCTCTATGCGCTTCTCTCGCGCTCTACGGCGGTCTGCAAGCAACTTTTCTTCTGCCTTAATGGAATTTACAAGGGACTCCATATTTTTGATGTAAAGGGCAATGTTTTCGATTTTAGAGGTACGGTCAAATTCAAGCTCCTCTAACTTTGTATTAACTTCTTCGTGAGCATCGATTATTTCGCCCGTTTCTTCGTCTACGATAAAGCCGCGCTCGATTATCTCAAGAATTCTGTTATCGATATCATAAAGTGTCATTTGCTGAATTCCCCCTTAATCACGTTTTCAAATGCATCGAAGCTTATTTCGCCGTAGTTTTCATCGGGATAACAGTAAATGCTTAATATGGTATCCGTCGCGCCGTCCTTGTGG